AATGAACAGTGATCCAAGAGGCATCAAACGAGTGTCAATTGATGTAGACAATACTATTCTTACAAAATTAACAAAAGATAAAATTACGGTCAAAAAGGTAAGAGCGGAATTAAAAGATCCGAATAGAGATGAAGATAGTGCATACATTGCTGATCTTATAGAACAGGGAAAACTATCAGATTCTTATTTTCAAAAAGTTCCCCCTGCTATTGGCAGAGTAACAAATGGTAAAAAAGCACTTTTACCATATCAAGCAATTCACTATACATCAAACATGGACATGATAAGCGGGGAAAGAAATCTTCAAAGATATCTTCCAGACACTTTATATGATCCTAATACAATAGATCCTAGAGGTGGCGTTAATATGATTACATCAAAAACATTACTTGCAGCTGCGATACCTATATCAACATTCTTGGCAGGCTGGGAAGCAGGAGCTGCAACATTAGGTCATATAGGTACATTCGAAGAACGTCAAAAGTTGGCAAGACAATTACTACTTCAAACTGAAGTATTAAAACTATGTCGTGAAAATGAAGGACGATTTAAAAACCACAGAATTATTGTATCTGAGGGTGTGTATAAACTTGGAAACGTTGTACCGAGAAAAGGCAGTACCGTAGATTTAAGAACAAACGGTCAAGCAATTACATACGAATTGTACGACGAACAGAATAGAAACTTAACTGACGTTTCTTATGAGTTTGCTGCATACTTGGCAGATCAGTTACCTTTCTTTGAAAAGATTATTTTAGATTATGATACAATAGAACCAAATCCAAGTTCAGAACCTTGGAGTAAAGTAAACACACAAATAGTTGTAACAATGCCTGAAGTTGATAAAGAATATAAATTTATCGGTGCTCCAAGTTACACATTGTTTACTGCGTTTAACAATAACTTATTGTCTGGTACTGATCTAGTAGAAGTTACATTAGATACAGTAAAAGATATTACATTTGAACCAACGACACCACATAAAGCAGGCCCACAATACTTTGCGTCAGATTTTGTTGGATCTAGGTTTGCATCAAATATTGCGGTTAAGATAAACGAGTTGCATCCAAGTATTAGAAAGAAAGCAGCTGGTGGTATACAAGATTACATTGCAACATACAAAGACGATCTAAGAGATATTAATGTTGTAGAAGCATTTAGATCAAGTGCAAGACAAAACGACTTGAAAAGAATGGGTATCAATGCAGCTGCTGGTGGATTCTCATGGCACAACTATGGTGCAGCAATAGACATTGCGATATATGTAGACGGTGTATATGATGATGGTAGATCTGGTGATGAAGAATATACTGGAAGGTTACGTAGATCTATGGTTAAGTTTGGATTGTATAATGGAATACTAGGGGATAGTGGACATTTCTGGCCACAAAAATTCCCAGCCACACCACCTAGAAGTCTAAGAAGTCAAACAATATCTCTGGACGACTATGTTAAAAACAACTTATAAAGGTTATAAATAAAGGTAATTATTAAAAGAGAACACCATGGCAAAAACGTTATCAATAGAAGATGGAAATATCAACGCATCGACGATACTAAGTTCTCGTAAGAGAGCATATTCCGATATCGATCTTACTTTTACTAATAAAGCTGTTAGTGGTGAAATATTTAAAAAACTAGAAGCATCCGCAGTAAAACAAGCAGTCAAAAACTTGGTAATGACTAATGAAAACGAAAAACCGTTTTTACCAGATTTTGGTGGAGATATAAGAAGTATGTTATTTGAACTTGCGGATGAAGAAACAGAAGAAGAAATTGAAGAACAAGTTATTGCGTCGATTAGGAAATATGAACCAAGAGTTGGCGATTTATCTGTCTTGGCAAGTTCAGATCCAGATCGCAATGAAGTAGATGTAAAAATTCGATTTCAAGTAGTAAACACACAAGAGGAAGTATCACTCTCACTCGTATTGGCAAGGTTAAGGTAACATGGCAACAACTATAAAATCAACTGCATTAGACTTTACAAACATCAAGCAGAATCTAAAGGATTACTTGAAAGCACAAACAGAATTCAAAGACTACGACTTTGAAGCATCTGGGTTGTCCAACATACTTGACGTTCTTGCATACAATACACACATTAATGGCTTGACATCTAACTTTACTTTGAATGAATCATTTCTTGGTACTGCACAACTACGATCTAGTGTTGTATCACTTGCAACTGGTATCGGATACGTTCCAGACAGTAAGACTGCATCACAGGCAACAGTTCAAGTGTCAGTGGATTTGTCTTCGGTTGGGGGTCGACCAGCAACAGTAGATCTTCCAGCGTTTTCTCAATTTACGACAACAGTTGATGATGTCGCATATACATTCCAAACAAAAGAAGTATTTACTGCATCCGACGATGGTTCTGGTAACTACGTGTTTAAAACATCTGACGGTAGTTCTGCTATTCCTATCTTTGAAGGTACAAGTAAAACCAAAACATTCTTGGTAGGAGAGTATAACGAAGCAGACGTGTATATTATTCCAGATGTAAACATGGATACCGATACCGCAATTGTTAGAGTATTTGATTCTTATGGTGCAACCACAAATACTGTGTACATCAGTATAACAGATGCAACTACAATTGATACTAATTCTACAATTTATATTTTAAAAGAAGCACCCAATGGATTTTATCAATTATCATTTGGTAGTGTAAAATCAGGTCAAACTGCTGGGGTTCTTGGTAAAGCGCCTGTGGCTGGTAATGCAATAACAGTTGAATATATTTCTACACATGGTAAAGACGCAAACGGTGCGACATCTTATACACCATCAAGTACAGTTACAGTTCTTGGAACTGCATATGATCTTACTGTGGGAGTTCCTACTAAATCTGTGGGTGGAGATGATAAAGAAACAATAGAATCTATTCGGAAGAATGCACCATTCCAGTATGCAACACAAAACAGAATGGTCACGCCCGAAGATTACACATCTATTATTTTACGTAACTACTCAACACTTATCAATGATATTGTATCTTGGGGTGGAGAAGACGATGCGTCACCTAAGTTTGGTACTGTATTTACATCAATAGACTTCGAAGATGATGTTGATGCAGATAGACAACAAGCAACTAAAGACGCCATAACTGATTTGGTCAAACAACTTGCGGTTATTTCATTTAACATAGAATTTACTGATCCAGTTACTACATTTGTAGAATCTGACGTGTTCTATCAAATTAATCCTAGATTGACATCTCTGTCAAATAATGCAGTATCTACATTAATCAATACAGAAGTGAGTAATTATTTTACTTCGACATTAGGAAAATTTGGCCAATCTTTCCGTAGATCAAATCTATTGACTTTGGTTGATGAAGTAAGTCCTGCTGTTCTATCTTCTCGTGCGGTTGTAAGAATGCAACAAAGAATGACTGCGGTTATAAACACAAGTAATACATTTACGTTCACCTTTCCAACTGACATATCTCAACCGATTGTCTCTAACACACCTACAGCGGAAGATTATGTTGTTCGATCTAGTTTATTTACGGTGGACGGTGTAACCTGTCAAATTATCAACGAAACATATGCAACAAATGGGGTTGGATATTCCAGTAATAAACTACAAGTTGTAAACGCTGGTAATGGTGTTGTAATTGTCGATAACATAGGTGATTACAATACAACTAATAGAACTGTAAACATCGTTTCCTTTACACCTACAGGTCTTCTCGGTGGTGGTGGAGTTATTAAATTATCGGTATTGCCTGCCAATCAATCGGCAATCTCACCAGTTAGAAATTATATATTAGAATATGATACAGATGAATCTACTATAACACCTGTAACTGTAACTGCGGATAACTAAAAATGACAGATCGTACTCTCAAGGATATAGGTAGGAGAGAAATATCTCTTACAGGTAGCATGGTAAAAGATGTTCTTCCAGAGTATTTTACAGAAAGCAATCCTAAACTAATATCATTCCTTGAAACTTATTATAAAACTTTAGACTCTGATCATAGTTTTTCTAATATTGGAGAACAAGTTTATTCACAACGAGCCAAAGATGCAGATTCAACTGGTACAGGTCTTGTGGGATACACATGGGATAGCGATAGAAACTTTGGATATCAGTTAAAAAATCTTCCTCTGTCCAGAGATATTGCCCAGACTGACGCAGAAAATCTTACCTTTATAGAAGATGAATTATTACTTGGTCAAAGTTACCAGACAGAAGGTGGTGCGATAGACAAAAGAGTTGGATCTGAACTATCTAACAATTTCTATCGATCTAAGGGTACAAAATTTGGTATAGAACGTTTTTTCCGATTGTTCTTTGGTGAAACACCAGAGATCATCTACGGTAAAGATTTGGTTATGAAGGTCGGAGACAACATTGGGCCTGAGGCACAATTATATATTACAGACGATACAATATACCAATTCTGGGGAATACTTATCAAACTGGGTATATCATCTGCTGACTGGATGGATATGTATAAACTGTTTGCACATCCTGGCGGTATGTACGCTGGTGCATCAGTTCTTATCGAAGGTAAAAATGCAGACATATCATTTGATGGTATGCCTATTTCAATAGAAGATACTAATCCTCCAACATTCGAAGGTACTGCATCGTTTGCAACACGTGCAATGACATCACTATCTGGTATTGTCGGTACTACATCGAAACCATACGATAGTGAAGGTTCAACGCCTGGTGGTCGTTACAGAATTGATCTCGATCAATCTAGCTTTGGACACTACGCCACAATCGGTGGAACAGACAGTGATACTAACGTACTTGGTACACTACGTCACTTGGATAATACATTTGAGAACTTGGTCAACGTTGTACGCATCAACTCACAAACATTCGATATGGATAGTGATGGTTCTGCGGAAGGTAAAGGAGTTCTCAGAATGTCAGATGGTCAAGTTACAATTGATGCTGGAGATTTCAAATATTATACTGATTCAGCATAATAACTATTATAAATAGATTTAACTTATAGGGTTAGAAAATGGCAAGAGAAACAATTAATAACGGAACGTTAGCAAACGACAATACAGGCGACACACTTCGTGATGCTGCTACAAAGATCAATAATAACTTCCGAGAAGTCTATACAATTTTGGGTGACAGTAACAGTCCTACATCTACTATCACGTTGGGTGCTTCCTCGATTATATCTGAGGGTTCTAGTGCAGATGATTATGAAACGACTCTTACATTTGCCAATACGACTTCTAGTGATAAAACAATTACACTTCCAGATCTAACTGGCACTGTTTCTCTTATCACTGCAACCGAGACACTCACAAACAAAACTCTGACATCACCTGTAATTACTACACCACAGATTAACGACACTTCAGCAGACCATCAATATATATTTGCAGTAAGTGAACTTGCAGCAGATAGAACTGTCACATTACCGTTATTGGGTGGGGCCGACGAGTTTGTCTTTAAAGATCATACAGTAACTATGACCAACAAGACGTTGACAAGTCCTACTCTTACAACACCAAAAGTATTACAACTTACAGATACTAACGGTAACGAGACAATCAAAACGCCTGCGACTGGTTCTGCGGTAAACTACTTGGTTGTAACAAACTCTGCATCAACAGATCCCATTCAAATAGAACCAGACGGTGCGACTAACTTAGGATTGACTCTAAAAGCAAAAGGTACAGGTTCAATCGATCTTGCAACTAAAGTATCAATGACCTTAGAAACTGTAACTGGTACTGGAGCAGCATCAGCATTAGTTCCATTGACACTTTTAAATAATGGTGGTGCAATCGCAATATCACTCATCGACGGTGATAAGAATGGTCAAATGAAAAAATTTATTAACATAGGTGCTGGTGTGGCAACTATTACACCAGCAACATTTGCAAATGGAACTACAGTTGCACTTGCACAATACGCAGTAGCGGAACTCATATGGACTGGTTCAACTTGGGTACTTTGCAATCAGGCAACCGTTGGTACAGTTCCAGCACTAACCGTAGCATAAACGAGAGATAAAACATGGCAGCTATAATTACACAACACACAAAGAAACTCTTCATGTCACAGTTGAAGGCAGACGCAGATTCTTCAGCGACCAAATACTATATTGGTATTGGTAAAAGTGAAGACTGGAATGACTCTGATACTGCACCAACTCCTCTTATAACAGACAGGGAAGAAAGAGATTTCAGACTTAGTATGCAGAGTGCAAAACTGGCTGCAAACTATTCCTTTGTTATCCCTCGTATTAATTGGTCATCAGGTACAGTTTATGGTCAATACGATGATACAGTTGTATCTCACCCAACTCAACCATACTATGCCATGATTGACAATAACCAAGTTTACGTTTGTCTTCGTCAGTCAAGAGGTGCAGACGGTACTGCAAACGCATCGACTGTTGCACCATCAGGTACATCTCAAATTCCATTTACAACAAGTGATGGATATGCGTGGAAGTTCTTATACACAGTTGGCGTTGTTGACAACACTAACTTTACAAGTGCTAACTTTCTTCCAGTTAAGAAAGTTCTTGTTCTAGATTCAGATGGATCTGGAAACATTACATCTACATCTACAGACGTACAACAAAAGACTGTACAGGATAGTGCGGTTGCAAGTCCGATATGTGGTATTGATGTAACAAATGGTGGAGTCGGATATTCTTCTGCACCAACTGTGACAATCGTTGGTAATGGTTCTGGTGCAACTGCAACTGCAACCATATCAGGTGGGTCGGTTACAAAGGTTGTAATAGACGATAGTGCATCTACTCTGAAAATGGGTACAGGATATAACTACGCACACATTGCATTCTCAGGTGGAGGTTCACCAACAACAAGTGCGGCTGGTCGAGTTAGACTAGGGCCTAAAGCAGGCTTTGGTGCAGATCCAAGAGATGATCTACGTGCAAAAGCGATGATGTTTAACATTCAACCCGCTGGTACTGAAGGTGGAGAATTCCATGTTGGAACTTCTTTCAGACAGATTGGTCTTATTAAAAACCCAACAGATAGTGCTGGTACTGCATATTCTTCAACAAGTGGTAACGCATTACGAAGACTTAAACTTCACCAGAAAACCGCAGACTTTACACAGGGTTCTTTATTGACTGGTGGTACATCAGGTGCAAAAGCATACGTTGGTGACACAGACTCAGATGAGATTTGGTTTCACCAGAATGAGACTACTTTATTTACACCATTCCAAGCCGCAGAAGCAGTAACAGACGCTGCTGGTGGTATTGGTATCACAGACTCCGCAACAGGAGTAGGTGGATTTAATAATAGTGGTGCGATAGATCCATTCAGTGGAGACTTACTATATATTGAGAACAGGGCGAAAGTTGTTCGTTCAACCGATCAAACGGAAGACATAAAAGTTATTATAGAGATATAGGGAACTAAAATGACATCACAATTAATAAAAGACACATTTAAGAATACCTATAAGGACGATTACTCTGATAGTGATAACTATTATAAGATCCTATTCAACAATGCTCGGTCTTTGCAACAACGAGAACTCAATCAAATGCAAACCATTCTTACCCAAGACATTCTTGTTGGTAATCAAGGTTTAGGTTATAAAAATGGTATGCCAGGCATAGGCGGTAAAATAACCGTTAATAATAAAACTAACTTTATTAAATTGGATACTACCTCTGGAACAACGATTGATGCTCTTACAAACCCATCTACAGATTTAGTTGGAATAGTATTTACTGAAGCAGATACAGGTGTTAAACTCAGAGTTGATAAAGTTGATGTCGCAACTGGTTCTACTAAGGCCACATTATTTGTTACATATGTAGACGCAAACAATGCAAGTGGTGTTGCAGATGATGGTGTCAAAATTACAGATGGTAAAGTTTTAACTGGTACAGACGGCACATCTCTAACAAGTTTTTCTGGTGGTGGTACAGCAGATCCAACAACTGGATTTGGTACATTAGTTACAATTAATACTGGTAAGTTCTATCTTGACGGTCACTTTGTATTTTCAGCAGAACAGACATTAACACTTTCACAATATACAAGTACCTTTACTGGAACAGTTGGATTTAAGGTTACAGAATCAGTTGTCACATCTAGTGATGATAATAACTTATTTGATAATAGTGGTGCGACTTTAAATACTGCAAGTCCAGGCGCTGACAGACATAAAATAACTCTGGCACTTATAGACAAAGCAAATATAAGTGTTGGTGATTACTTTGTTCCACAGGCGTATATTGACAATGGACAGATAGTACACGAAGTAACTGCAACCAGTGGATCATCTCCATTAGGACAAACACTTAGAGATCTTGTGAGAACAAACTCTGGTGATTTTACTGATCGTGCAATGTTAGTTGATTTTGAAACCAATCTAGATAGTGCGACATCATATGATATTACTATAAATCCAGGCAAAGCATACATTGATGGTGAAAAGTATTCTGCAAGTTCTATACGAAGAGTTCCTTTTAAGAAACCTAGAACAACTGCAACTGAAAATAATGCAACTGTGCCAGTTTCATTTGGTAACTATGTAATTGCAACAAACTTCAACAGTAAAACTCTTACAGATAAGATATCTACACTCGATACAATTACTTTAAAAGATGCAGTAACATGGGGCAGTAATACAATAGGTACTGCAAGGATTAGAGGTGTAGAACCATTCGGTGCAAAATATAAAGTATATCTATTCGATATTCAAATGCTTGTCGGAAAAAGTTTTGGTCAAACAAAATCTGCTGGTGTTTCCACATCAGATTACTTTAACGTACAACAGGATAATGGTGTTGCAGAATTAAAAGATATACAGAACAATAATCTGTTCTTCCCACTACCATATGACAGACCAGCCTCACTTACAGATATAACACTAACAACAAACAGAATTATTGCAGCAACTACAGATGCTTCTGGTAATGTAACACTTGCACAATCATTGATTGGTGGATCGGGTAATACATACACAGATACTTCAAGTTGGGTAATCAATATTGACAGTGACGGAACATCAAGAGAAGGTAGTGTGACCATTGGAACGCCTGGTTCTACTACAACGATCACAGGTGGAACTGATATAGGTAGTACTGCACTTGCGATATCTTGTTTCGCACAGAAAACCGCAACTATTGCATCTAAAACATTGACAACTGTTACAGGTTCATCCATCGCACCAGCAGTGATTGACGGTGTTGCAAACTCTGTTCCTCTAGGATACGCAGACATTTATGCGGTGACTGCAATCGAAGATGTCTCTAGTCCAGATGCAGATAACGATATATCAGACAGATATATTATCGACAACGGTCAAAGAGATAACTTCTATGATGCTGGTAAACTGATACTAAAAGGTGGTGCAACTGCGCCAGGCGGTAACGTCAAAGTAACATTCCAATACTT